TGGTAAGATGTTGAAATCAATTACAATGAATTCAGCGGTCTTAGCAGGTTGTAGGAAAATCTGTCCAGCTAATATGTTTCTATCAACAACATCAGGTGTGTTGTTAGTCTCATCCATAACTACTTTAAATGCGTACAATCCTTGTCTTTGTTGGATACCTTCTAAGTAAGGTTGTACAGTGTTGATGAATCTACCTCTAGTCGATGCCGTATTTTGTTCGAATACTAAGAATCGAGATGTAGATGCTACAAATTTCTTAACGTTGATTAACAATCTTCTAACATTGATTCTATCTAATGCTGATGCTTTATCTTGCAACGTTTTCTGTCCGAATGCCACAATACCTTGTCCAGGGAAAGTTGCGATTGGATTTACTTTGTTTTCATATAAAGTATCTCTTTCAGAGTGTGTTAATCTATTCAATACTGAAACTGCTCCAATAATACCTCCTCTATTTAAACCAGCAGGTGCGAACCATTCAGCTGCAATAGCGTCATTCGCTGCGTACACAGCAGGTAATAGTACTGAAGGTGGTACTGAGATTAGTTTGTTAGTATTTGTATCTACTGTCTTAACCCAAGGATAATAAGAACCTACATAGTTCGAATCGATTGAGTTAGCTTGAGTAGTTACTTGTGCGATTGTATCGTTTACTGCAGTTAAATCAGTAATGTAGAATGCATCTTGTCTAGCTTCTACCATATCAATCACATCAGTAACAACTGCTGGGTGTAATCTTCTTACAATACCCGGTGTTGCTACCATATTAATATCATATTCATCAGCGTTTGAAATTGCGTTTACAGCTTTTGAGTATGCAACTGAACCACTAGCAGTAGAATCAGTTAAATCAAATCCTTGCGAATTTCCAGCTGAGATTGAGGAACCTAAAGCGATTTCTCTATTCGGGCTCATTCCATCAAATCCTCCTTGGAATCCTAATGAGAATTGTCTCTTAATCATATCAACAGTTGCTGAACCAGTCATTTCTAATGATAATCCAATTCCATTTACATTACCATCAAATCCAAATACTAAATTTGAACCAGCTCCAGCTCCATCAGGAATAGGATTTAGGTAATTAGCGTTATCATCTTTTACACCAATTGATTCGAAATCAAATCCAGCGTAATATTGTGGGTTACCACTTGTGTTAGCTATTGAACCAGTTTGATAAACAGCTTTTGGAACGATAGTTTCATCAGTTGCTTTAATTGGATTAGTATATGCTCCATGTCCGAATGGTGCAGCTGATACAGGATAAGAACCTTGCTCACCAACTTGTACTCTGATATAAGATGAATTATTTGACCAATCACCCCATTCAGTAATTTTACCATTTGAATCAATTGTATTGTATCTATCACCAATTACTCTCGCAATATAGTTTGGAGATGCTGGGTCTAAGTTTACGTTACTAAATGTTTCTAATACTACTTTTCTCTTATCAGTATCAGAGTAAGAACGAACAGTTACAGTAAATACTGAATAATCAGTTCCACCATCTTCACCTGCTGCTTTTACATTTGATATAGAGATTTTAAATCTTTTGTTTTCACCATTACCATGTCCTAAAGTATGGAACTTAAATAGGTCATATCTTTCACCGGAGATTAATTGTGATTTTACGAATGGCGTTGATGCCCAAGTAGCATCATAAGTAAAGTCTTGAGTTGGTAATACAACTGCCTCTACTGTATTTTTATCTTCGATTCCATCATATGCATTTTTAAAGTAAGAATATGCATATGCATCTTTCGAACCTCTTGCATTAGAACCAAATACATCAGTTACATCGTTATTATCAGATGAGTCTAAAGAAGAAGAAACTTCTCCAATACCACTACCACTAACAACAAATGAACCTGTTGCACTTCCATCAGATATAGTAAATCCACTAAATCCAACTTCTTCATCACCATTATGAGTAGAGTGAAGAGTTGAAATTAATTTCAATCCAGCTGAACCAGTTACTGCAATACCAATTGGGTTTGCCTGATTATAACCACCTACTCCTGCTACTCTTACAATAGTTGCCGTACCTGCTTCTCTAAGATAGTTTTGTACTGCATATTCTGTGTAATAAGTACCATCAGGAGTACCAAATTTATCCTCAAACTCACTTTGAGTTCTAACGATTGTGGGAACAAACGCTGGTCCTTGTTTAAAAGGTCCGATGAACGCTGCTCCGATTTCTCCAACCCCTTGTGCTAAGAACGATAAATCATTCTCTCTTGTGAATACACCGGGTGATACAATTCTTTCTGCCATATTATCTCCGTATTATTTAATAAACAATTTAGTTATTACTATTATAAATATAACTAAAAGTTTGAAACCAACAATTATTAAACTTCAGGTGTTGGAGTTACTGAACCTGTTGACCAAGGTAAGTCTCCTTCACCAATTTCTTCACTAGCATCATCAACCTCATCAATCTTATTTTGTATTTGTTCTGAGATGTGGTCCCAATATCCAGTTGCTGGATTTGTTACCGAAGATGATACCCATCCACTTACTAACTCTTCCGTCAAATCTCCGAAAGCTACAAACTCATCAGCTGAACCTGAATCGAAATCAATTGGAGTTGCTCCAACAAATCTTCCTTCAGTACCTGTTGTTGATTCAGTACCAGTACATGTCCATCTAACGTGTAAAATTACGTTATCAAAATCACCTACTGCTTTTTTAGTCATTTGGGTTACACCCCAAGAATAAGTTACTGCCATTTTATTTTCCTTTTTATATATATAAGTATATAGGTTGTTCCCCAAACGGAAAACAATCACCTATAAATATAACTAATTTTAGTTAAACACAAATATTAAGATATACTTCCAGATGTTTCTACAAAACTACTTGATACTTCTGTCCAAATAGTTTGAATAAATGTAGATTCACTTACATACAAATGTGCTTCGTTATCAAATTGATAAAAAGTACTTGTATGGTTTCTATTAATCTCCACACCATCTTCGATAAATGATATTCTTTTTATTACCTCAAGATGTGGTGTATTGACATTAATTTCTAATTTGTTTAAAACTATTTCTTTTTCTATTGCCATTTTATTATTTCTTTAATAATTGTTTCATCATTTCTTTCATTTCTGAGAGTTCTGATTTTAAATATTCAATTTCTTCTTTTTGTGATTTAACTATATCGTTTTGTTCATTTACTGCGTTAATTAATAAAGGTGTTAACTTATCATATTGAATTGTCATATAGTCATACCCCAATTGTTCTGCAAGAGGTGCTGGTTTAACAATTTCAGGAAGAACTTCTTTAACATCTTGTGCAGATACACCCACTTGTAATTCAGTTCCTTCATATCCAATTGCATTAGCTTCTTTATTATTTCTATAATAGAAACCATTTAATTTTCCAATCTTATCAAGAGCATTTTCAATATCACCTTCTTTATCCTTCAATCTCATATCAGAATAGTAAGCGATTATATCACTTGATGAACGCATTGAACCAATAACATATGCACCATATGATTCAGTTCTTATTTTTTCAGCACCATTATAGTATAATCTTACTCTATCGTTTCGATAGTTAAGCATGTGCCATTCGTTATTTACATCATTGTAAATACCATTAGCAGAACTCATATCGTGCATAAACACAATACGTCCACCAATAGACCATCCTTCATACCCACCAACATCCGAACCATAAGTTGCAACAGTACCATACTGTCCACCCTCATCTCTTACAGCCCTCATACCAGCACCTCTATCTTGGAAATAGAAACCAGTAGAACCTTGTGCTCTAAACCAATCGTTTGCTAATACATAACGAAGTTGTGATGTAGATGCTGGATTACAATAATATCCAGTACTATTTGAATCGTAATAGATACCAGCATACATTGCTCCACCATTACCATTGTTCTCATCTAAAACAGGAATTGTTCTCCAACTTCTCCATCCACTCCAAGAACTTCTGAATCTCAAGTTACTAATTGGTCCACCAACCATCTGCCATCCGTAACCACCAGTGTTCGAACTACGATAGTGGAATGCTTGTGCACCAACCCAGTGTGATGT